ACGGGGACTGCACCACACGCAACAGTAACACCATAGACGATGAGGGGCGCAGCTTCCTCGACAAAGTAATCTCTACTCTCACCGACGAAGGATTTGAGGTTGTGGATAAGGTCAGTAAGAGCAATCCCTCCGTACCGATGTCGGGCGAGTTCATCAACGCTATCTTTGACGGTCAGCTTCCGCGAATGAATATCACCATAGGAGAGAACTGCAAGACTTCGATAGAGGACTACATGAGCGTTCAGAAAGATGTGAACGGAGCAATCCTTAAGACGCGGATAAAGAACAAAATCACCATGCAGACGTATGAGGAACACGGACACATCTCCGACACGTTCCGCTATGTGGTATGTGACATCCTCAAGGAGGAGTTCACGCAATTCAGCAACAGGCGCAAGCGTAACATCTACGCAAAGGACGGATTTATAAAATACTTCAATCCCGATACCGAAAGCGCATACACAGCCGATATTCTTTACCTGTTGCCCAACATCAACAACAAAGTCGCATATGTGCATGGCAAACGATGCGGCAATTCCTGGCACATCGTTTCAGCCAAATTGGAGGAGACTATATCACTTGACACTATCAAGGAATATGCCGTTACAGAGGATGCCGATGTTACGGTATTGGAGTGCCGCGACTCTTATTTCTCATTCGTGAGGGAGCTGAGGACGATACTGCCAAACGTAAGAGTGAAACGAGAGGGTGATGATATAGCCAAACGAGTGGCAGCCACATCCGATATTGCCCGGGATAGAGTTCTGTTCAATCCCAATCTTGTAGAGTCCGATGAGGGTTATGGTCTGTTCCTTACCAATCTATTGGACTATGGCAAAGACGCTGAAGTAATAGAGGCGAGTGCCACAATAAGTGGTTTCATCCAGTTCGCTGAAAAGTGGATTTCTCGCTAACATTCATTGTAAAATATTGAAATTAAATGCAATAACGCCGATTTTCAACAGTGTTTGAAAATCGGTTTTTTGAGCATTTGGGAGTATGGGTGTCATTTACGGCTATTTTTGCTACAAGAACAGAAAGACATGAGTAGGTTATTAGACATGTTCAAGCGAAAGAGCCGTAAACTTGATGAGATTTCGGCCGATGCTCCTATCAATCAGATTGAGCGGGGGGCATCCCTTTCTGACGTTATCCGAAGTATCAGTCTATTCACATTGCCAGGTTCCCATACGTATGACGGTGTTGACGGCTTGAACCTATACACCCATTTCGGAGAGGTGCTATTCCCGATACATTTCATAGCGTCAAGGATAGCTGGCGCACACTTTGAAATTAAGAGGACTGCCAACGACGCTATCGTATGGTGTACCACACGAAGCGAGACAGCCGGAACAATCGCAAGGATTCTCACAAAGCCTAACGCAGTTCAGACATGGTATCAATTCGTATATAGTCATTTTGTGAGCAGACTCGCCACCGGCAATGCTTTTGTATTCGCCGCCATGTCGGACTTTGTCTCTGACAATGCACCAAAATACAAATGGCTGGAGCAGCTTTGGACTGTTCCCGGCTCGATGGTGAAAATAGATACACTGGCAACCTATAAGCTGAGACTGTTCGGCATCTACAAACTTGAGGAAATAATCAAAGGATACACGATACTGAACAGTGACTACCGATGTGTGAAGCCGTCCCGCGTGTGGCATGACAGAGACCTTGTCGGAAACTTGGGGCAATTCGCCGGGACTGACTACCTGATGTCTCCGTCACGCCTTGACAGCGTGAGGCACAACATCTCCATACTTGATGATGTGTATGGTGCGCGAAAGACAATCTATGGTAATTGTGGGGCAATCGGCATGATTACCAACAAGTCAAAAGACGATACCGGAACGTTGGCTCTCACTGATGATCAAAAGAAAGACCTCCACGACCAATACAACAAGTCGTATGGCATGGGTAGTGGCAAGAGTCCGATAATGATTTCAACCCTTGACCTTGATTATAAGCAGATAGGGTTGAGCATAGCACACCTCCAGCCGTTTGAGGAGACGCTTGCAGATGCCGTGACGATCGCCGGAGCGTATGAGATACCGTCAGTATTGATACCGCGCAAAGACCAAAGCACATTCGATAATCAGGCCAATGCCGAGAAAGCGGTTTACTCCAACGTGATTATGAGATTGGGTAAACAGTTCTGCCAGGAGCTGACGGCATTTCTCGGCATAGAGGAAGCCGGATATTACATAGACATCAATTTCGATGATGTGGCGTGCTTGCAGATCGGCCGCAAAGAGTCAGAGGAAGTTCTCGCCTTAGTAAATGGTACGTGTCGGCAGATGTTTATTGACGGCATGATAACCTACAATGATTGGCGGGGCAGAATCCATGAATCGGCGTTGAACGGTGATATGTTTGACAAAACCCGATTGGAAATGGATGATGGTGAGATAGAGTTTTTCAACACGAGATTAAATAACATATTTGGTATAACAACAAACCCTCAACAGGAGAATGGACAAGACGATGAAGAACCTGATGGTTCAGACGAAGACGAATGATGTCGATGAGAAGGGGCGCGTGACCGTTGCGGTCAATCGCACAGGCATTGAGGACTCGCAAGGAGACATCTCCATGCCCGGCTCGTTTGACGCTACACTGGCAACGGACATCAACCGCATGAAGTGGCTCAAAGACCATGATGTGACACAACTTCTCGGTGTGCCTCTTGAAGGCAGCGAGAAAGACGGTGACATCATCATGGTGGGACAGCTCAACATGGAGAAGCAACTTTGTCGTGATGTTTACACTGACTACAAGCTGATGGCTGAATATGGCCGGACGCTTGAACATTCCGTCGGAGTAATAGCCGTGGAGCGAGACAAGGCAGACAGACGCAAGGTCAAACAGTGGAAGATGCTGGAATATTCCACGCTGTCATTCCTTGGCGCGAATCCATGCACCTATCTGGTGGACATCAAGACCGCGACACCTGCCCGGGTGAAAGAGGCGATAGAGTTCTTGCAGAAAGCGTTGTGCCAACCGGAATATTCCGATTACCGACTCAAAGACATGGATAAACATCTTTCATTACTGCTCAAGAAACTCAATGGCGGGCGCATAGTCACCTGCCCCCACTGTGGCCATGTGTTCGACTATGACGAGATGGAAGAACACACATTTGAAAGCCAAGTTCTCGATTATGCCAATCAGTATGTTGATTGGGTTGTGTCTGACACGGTTTATGACCACATTCAGCAGCTGAAGCCCGAAATACAAACCGAGGTCGGCAACGTGCTTGAAGCTATTAAAGCAGCCGGAATGCCGATTAACCAAAAGTCCATAACATCCGTAATGTCGTGGGTATGGTGTCCGAATTGCTGGAGTCGCGTCTATTCCTCACTCATAGGCGAGAAATCCATTATCGGCAAAGCTGATGACAGCAAAGAAGAAGATGATGAGGACAAGGACAAGAAGCCTGAATCATCAGAAGACAACGCTGACGATACGGAAGATAAGGACCCCGACAAAGAGGATGAGGATAAAGAGGATGAGGATAAAGAATCCAAATCGTTTGGCACATTCCTTTCAGGACTTGTAACAAAAATCTAACAACACCCAAAATAAGTACTTATATGAAAGTAACCGTTAAAGACATCTCCGCATCATTTGAGAATCTGAGCGGAGAGGAGCGTAAGTTCATGGAAAAGAACGCCTCCATTGTGTGCAACATCGTCAACAAGGCTATCGACAGTCTTCTGACCCCGGAGCAGGTTGAGGAAAAGTTCAACGCATTCGCCGAGAAAATCAAGGCTGCCAACCTCAAAGAGTCAGAGGCTCTTAAAAAGCAGAATGATGAACTCTGCAAGACCGTCAAGAACCTCTCTGCCGAAATTGAAAAGGCCAAGAACCGTGGCACGTCAATCGTGAAGTTCTCCAAGTTCTTCGACCGCTTCGATGAGATGATGGACTCACAGAAGTTCAAGAACTTTGTTGACGGCGTGGAAAAGACATCCGGATGGTTTGACGGCTTCAACGTGAAAGAGATCGGTGCAATCTCATCTGTTGAGAACAACTACGATGCAGACATCATGCTGGCTCGCCAGTCCAATGTCATGGTATCTCCGTTCGTTGAGCCGACCACATCTATCCGCGACGTTATCCGCACAATCGCCGGTGACCCTGCTCATCCCAACTTTACCTATCTCCGTGTCAAGAACTTTGACCGCAACGCCCGATTCGTTACAGAAAACGGACGACTCTCGCAGTCCAACCTTGAATTTGACGAGGTGCAGACCAGCATACGCCGGGTGGGTTCCTACTTTGACATCTCAAAGAACTTGCTGCTTGCACGTGTGCAGATTCGTGCTTTCCTCATCGCCCACATTCCCGGGATTATCACACAGGCCGAGAACTCGGCAGTCTTGTTCGGTGACGGCTCTAAGAACCTGCTTCAGGGTATTACCAACATCCCCGGTGTTGACTCTATTGAAAAGCAGATTACAGAATCTATCGTATCAGGAGCCGCCGGTGAGGTTGTGAAAGTAGAGAGCTATGCCGACGGTAAATCTTGTCTTGTAGAGTTCAAGACTCCCATCAGCAAAGCACTCTCAACGATGATGATCACGTTCACGGGTGCCGCCGTCAACACAGACCTCAACACACCTCACGCCCTCACTAAAATCAACGACCGTCAGGCCATAATCCAAGGTGCATCATTCAAGGGAGAGGAGACTGGACTCTCCACAATGTCGTTTGTGGTAAATCATTGCTCATTCAAGAGCATTGACGCACCCAACTCGCAGGACGTTATCAATGCCATCACAGCTTGTCTGTCATTCGCGCAGTACCGTCCGAATGCCATCGCCCTCAATCCTATCACAATCTTCCTCATGGAGACCGAGAAAGATACGATGGGACGCCCGCTCGACCTTGTGCGTATCGTTGGCGGACGCAAGTATATCGGCACGCTTCCTGTAATAGAATGTCCCGATATGCCTGTCGGGATGTATCTCGCCGGTGACTTCCAGAACGGTGCAAACCTCTACGACTACACCAACCTTGAGCTTCAGTGGGTTGAGGACGCGGAGACCGTTCTCTACAACATGGTTCGCCTTGTGTTTCAGGAGCAGCTCGGACTCGTGGTGTACATGCCATGGGCATTTGCCTACGGTTCACTTGAAGAGCTTAAGAAAGCAATTACAAAAGAGTAATCTGACATGGACTACATTCTGAAAGGTGATCCGAAAGCTATAGGCAGGATTCTTCAGGAAAATTCAATTCGTGTGCGCCGGGGTGAGGTGAAATTCATCCCGGTCGCCGAAGCGAATTACAATGTATTGGTAGCGGATGACAAGTATGTTGCCGACCCCGGCAAAGATTGCGAATGTTCCGACTCCAAAGAACCGATAATGCCTATTGACCAAAAGAAACCGCGCAAGGTTAAAAAATCAGAGTGACGATGCTTATAGACTGTTCATATTTCGCCAAAGGCCCGAGGCACATACTCAACGCCACAATGGGAACGGCTGACGAAATGCCGAACCCCAACGCGGCAGAGGTTAACGCAGCCATTCTCGCCTACATTGACGAGTATCAGGAGCAATTCCTGTCAGAGATGCTCGGACACTCTATCGGCAACAAGGTGTATAACTACCTTGTGTGTCAGGAAGAGGATGAGAAGCCGCCACACGTCAAGAGCATGGAGGCCGTATGTGAGCGTCTGAGAGAGCCGTTTGCCGATTATGTATTCTTCCACATACTCCGCGACATCAATACGCAAACCACAATCACAGGGCTTGTGATGTTGAAATGCGCAAACGCATACGTCTCACCTCTAAGCCGTCAAGTCAACGTGTGGAACGCCATGGTGGATAAGAACAGAATCTTTGAGGGCTGGTGCCAAAGTGAGGATTGCCAACTCAAAGGGATAACCGTTTCAAAAAACATGACCACCAAAATCAATATTCTCAATATATGAAGCGTAGCCGTGAAATAATAGAGATACTCGCCGATGTTGTAGCCGCTACTTCAGTCGGCTGTGGTATCATTGTTCCTGACTATGTGAAAGGGGGATTGAAGCCGATGGATTGCCCGAAAATCAATTATGTATTCGGCAATGGTCAATACGTCAAGGAAAGACTTGATGAGTTGAGCAAGACGCCAAGCGGCAACAGAATCAAGTTTCCCCTCATCGCTCTGTTCTGTCCGTTCAACGAACAGCGCAATTCCCCGGATTTCCACACCAAGGCAAAAGTGAGAATGTTGATTGCGTGTGCCACGAAGCAACAGTACAGTAACGAGCAGAGGCTGGAGTTGTCGTTTCAGAACATACTCCGGCCAATCTACAAACGCTTCATACAAGCGTTGGGAGATGATAACAGGCTTGATTTCGGCTATCAGGGTACAGTGGCACATGAATACTCTGAAAACTACTCCTATGGCAAATATGGGGCGCACACGGGCACCGGGGAAGAAGTGAGCGAACCCATAGATGCCATTAATATTTCCAATCTTGAATTAACAGTCAAAAATTTTAATTGTAGATTACAATGAGACCATTAAGAACGTGCGACTCTGCACAACTCAACACCGGAGTTTCAAAGTGTCCGTTAGACTTTGAAAAGATGGTCGGAGCAATCATCGTTGGCAAGTATGCCAAACTCCCTGCTGACCTCACAGCCGATAAGCTGGAGCAGCTTGCTCACGCTGATGAAAACGAGCGTATTTATGGCATAGTCAGATTCACCGAGTATGCCAAGAATGGAGGTGAACCCCAGACTGCCACCAACGGCTACGGACCTGAAGAGTTCAACGGATTCTCCGCCCGTAAAGACACATACACCATCAACCGTTTCTATCCTGAGTTGCATGCCTCTATCACAAGATGTGCCAACACATCACGCGGTGTGTACTTCTTTGATGAGAACAATATGCTTTATGGTGTGAATGACGGAACCGACATTCTCGCGCCATTCGATATGTCGTGCATCTATTCCGATGCAACGCCACATCCGACATCCTCGGCAAAGGCAACCATGACCGTGACATTCTGCTTCACCGATCCAAAGCAGGCCGTTGTTGATTTCGACTACATTCGCCTTGACTTCAACCCGGAAAAGCTGACGCTCGGGTTAACGGAGGTGATTCTGAAAGCAACTACTGACAGCGGTAGTGCCTACAAACTCTATGAGAAGGTCGGAGGCTATGATGTGACAGGCATCTACGGCCCGCTGATTGCCACCGTCGGGAACACCGTCCTCAATGGTGCGACCTCTGCGGCTACATACAACGAGGCTGACAACACGCTGACAATCGCCAACGCCGGAAGCGCAAAGGTATCACTCAAAGCCCCCAAAGTTCTATATGAGAACGACATCAAGGGCATAATTCAGGTATCGGCATGATTTTCGAGGGTGTCAACTTCAACGAGCCTGTCATAAAGGCCATGAGCAAAGATGAATTTGAGGAGCGACACCTCAACATCTTATGGCTTGACAGAGATGAGGAGACCCGAAAGAAGATGCTGTCTGAGGTCTACAACCTCATCACCAAACAGAAAAAGAAAACCGGGAAATAACCATAACACCAAACACCAAGGGGCGGGGGAAATAAAGAGCCTCCGCCCCTTTAAGCAAGATGGACGTTCAGCAGGTAGCCGGCATAATAAAGAGCATATCCGATGGGCTTGAGGAAGCTTGCAAGCAATGTTTGCAAGCCGAATCGCCATTGATGCTTGACTTGATTAAGGAGCAGATGTACACAGGCGTTGACGGTGATGAGCGACACTTGTCACCGACATATGACGATGACCCATATTTCAATGAGCCGGGTTATTGGTATCAACGCTCTGCGGCATACAAGGCATGGAAGAATGAGATAACCCCACCGTTGGCCGGAGTGCTGACCGATTTGCCGGCGCGACCGGATAACGTCCCCAACCTTTGGATTGACGGTACATTTTACAGTGAGGTCAACGCAAAGCCTCAAGGAGACGGTATTGACATAGACCCCGGCAACGGCAACGGACCGGATATTGTAGCGAAGTATGGAGACAAGTTGTTGTTCCCCGGGCCTACGGCGATAGAGTATTTCAACCTGTACAGAATGCTTCCGGCAATAGCCGAGCATTTTAAAAACTGCGGATACAAATGAGTTGCGCGTGCGAACATAAAAGACTGGGGCAAGAGATAGAGCGTATCCGTCGGCTTGCCAAGGGATACGCCGAGGTGGAGCAGAAGACAACAGTGTTGTACAAGAATAGCGATGGCACATATGGATTCTGCTGCATGGGCTATGAGAATGATAGAGAAATTGTAGAATATATAACACCATACTGATGGCAGAAGTAAAGATAACAGACCTTGTCCCACAAGAGACCATAGACAAGGTAAAGGAACTCAACTCTGAGATGCAGAATATCCTTGCCACCTATACCAATGTTGCAAAGGATTTGGCTAAGGGCATTGATGTCCCTGTCAAGGGCTTGGATGATTTGGAGAAGATGCAGGATCTGCTTGCTCAAAAAAGTAAGGAGGCGGCATCATCCACAGAGCAACTTAACCGCGTTGTAGCGGAACAGCATCAGGTGATTGCGAACACAACACCTACAATATCCAAGATGCTGATGGAACGTGAACGGCTCAACAAGGCACAACGAGAGGAACATACCGGATATGGCAAGGTCAAGGCCATGTTGGAAAACCTCAACGGCACATATGGTCAGAATCTGGAAAGCTTGATTCAGATAAAGGCCCAGATGTCCAAATACAAGGCCGAAATAAAGGAAAATGAAAAAGCTCATAAAGAAGGTCGGATTTCGGTTAACCAACTCATTGCAGCTAATACGGAACTTGAAGAACGATATAGAGGATTGGAAGCAGAAAAAAGTAAAATCCTATCCTTGTTGAAAGCTGAGGAAAAAATGAATGCTTCGGCTGAGACATCGTATGTACACATGTCGCAGCAGCTGGAACTTCTCAAAAAGGCATACAAGGATTTGACTGATGAGCAGAGGCAGTCTGGGGATGGTCGCGAATTGGAGTCTGCAATCCAGGATCTTGACAACAAGCTGAAGGAGACGGCAGCCGACATGGGGGAGTTCCAGCGCAATGTCGGCAACTATGCCATTGCCGGCCAGAATGGCGTTGTATCGACCGATAGTGTTACAGAAGCTCTGAACCGTCAGGCCGTCACACTTCAGGATGTCGCGGACCAGACCAAGATTCTTGAAGAGGCAAAGACAATGCTTGACCGTAATGATGCTAACTATCAGAACACACTCGACGGCATCAACGCCAAGCTCGAAGAGAATAAGCGAAAGCTAACTGATGTCAGCGACATCATGGGTAAGGAAGCCACGACCGTTGCAGAGGCGGAGGCCCAGAACAAGCGACTTTCGGAGGCGATAAAACATATAGACCTCACTTCGGGTGATGCAAAGAAACGGCTTGAGGAGATGAGGGCGCAGATAGAGCGCAACAATCATATTATCGGTGAGGCAACAGGAGCAAATGAGAAATTTGCAGACAGCATCCTCTCTCTGATTGGTGTAAATGTCAATGTCGGTTCATCATTTGAGACACTCGGCTCTAAAGGAAATTTCATTGAGGGGTTGAACACAAAAACAAAGGCTCTCGCTCAGACTCTAATGGGGTTGATTTCAAATCCGTGGGTGTTGTCGTTTCTCGGAATTGCAGGAGTTGTGGCCGGATTCAAATGGTGGTATGACTACAACAAAGGACTAATCGAAGCATCTCGGTTGACCGAGAACTTCACCGGGGCTACTGGCGAGGCGGCCGATAAGGTGACAGCCGACATGTCGGCCATGGCCGACCATATGGGCAAAGGTTATGATGAGACCATCGGGGCGGCAAATACGCTTGTGCAGCAATTCGGCATAAGCTGGGATGAGGCCATTGGGAAGATGAAAGACGGCATACAGGCCGGCGCGGACACGAGCGGCAACATGCTCGCCAACATAGACCGATTCGCGCCTGCATTGCGTGATGCCGGTGTTAGCGCGGATGAGTTTATGGCAATACTGTCGGAGACACGAAACGGTATCTTCAACGAGCAGGGCATTCAAAACATCGTCAAGGCCGGGACACGACTTAAAGCCATGACTCCGCAGATTGAGAAATCGCTCAACGATGTCGGGATCTCCGCAAAGCAGATGCAGAAAGATTTGGAGACCGGGCAGCTCTCTATGCTCGATGCAGTTCAGCAGGTGGCCGGCAAACTTAAGGAATTGCCTGAGAACAGTCAGGAGGCCGGGCAAATCATGAAGAATGTGTTCGGACGTACCGCCGCTGAAGGTGGCACACTTCTCATTCAGTCTATAGCCGATGTAAACACCAATCTCGATAAGGCCAAGGAGAATATGGGAGACCTCGGACGCGCCAACCGTGAGCAGATGGAGGCGCAGCAGGAACTTCAACGCACCCTCATGGCTGTGTTCAAGATGTCCGGCACCTCATTTGAGGTGATGATAGCAGACGCTAAGACATTCGTGACGCAAGGGCTTGCCAAGATAATCAAGGGATGCGTTGATGTGGTGAACTGGTTCATTAACATGTATAACGAATCAGCTTATGTCAGATACGGTGTCGCCAACATTGTTGCAGTGTTCAAATCGTTGTGGACTGTGGCTAAGGCGGCATTCGACCTCATCGTCAACGGTTTCAAGAATACCGGGACAGCCATTGAGGGTGTTATGCTCATTCTAAGTGGGGAGTTCGAGGCCGGACTCAACCGAATAAAGAGCGCATTTACCGACGGGTGGGATAAGATGAAGAATATAGCAATCAACGCAGGGAAAGAGATAGGTTCCAATTTCGCTGATGAGTTCAACGCGGCATCCGGGCGTAGACTCAAACCTGTCAATATCTCGCTCGATGGAGAAAGTATTCCGGGATCAAATCAGAATCAGACGAAGACACCAATCGACCCGAATAAGAAAATACAGTCTGATGATGATAAAAAGAAAGCCGATAAGGAAGCCGCAAAGGCTGCAAAGGAAGCCGAGAAGCGAGCCAAGGAGGAGCTGAAACGCATCAATGAGCTGGAGGAAGCCAAAATCAACATAATGGCCGAGAGCCACGAGAAAGAGTTGTTGCTGATACGGCTCAAATTCAAAAAGAAGATTGATGAGGTCTGCGGCGATGGTGAGACAGAGAAAGCACTCCGTCTGCAACTCGCCGAGGAATGTGCTGCCGAGGTTGCCAAGTGCGATGAGAAATATCAGAAGGAACTCGCAAAAATAAATCTGGAGAACCAACTCGCAATAGCCAAGGAGGGCAGCAAGGAGGAACTGACACTGAAACTCGCCCAGCTTGAAGCGCAGCGTGCGGCAGAACTCACGGAAGCTGAGAAGACTGGGGCAGATGTCAACCTCATCAATGAGAAATTCAACAAAGAGCGTGAGAAGATGCAGGAGGAGTACGCTGAAAAGCGCATGAGTGCCATTGAAAAAGAATACGCTGAAGAAGCTGAGACGCGGAATACTCAACACATCCTTGCAGTTGCTGATTTGCAGAATAAGTATGCCAAAGAATTGGCAGCTGCCGGGAAGAGCCAATCCAAGCGTAAAAAAGCGGAGAAGAAGTTCCTTGAAGACATGCGAAAATTGGAGGATGAGTATGCAAAGGAAACAGCCGAAAACACTATCAAGATGTATGAGGACATGTTGAAAGAGGCTGATTTATCACTTGAGGCACGCAAGGAGGTTGAACGGAAGATTGCAGCTGCCAAGGCTGAACTTGAGAAACTTTTATCCGATAACAGGAAGCGGAAAAGTGAGGAAACAGAAGAGCCTGACCCATTAATTCCGCCTGACACATTGGATAAGATTAACCAGATTGCTGGCGCGACAGCTGATTTGTTTAGTTCCATCAATGACTTGGCGCAAAAATATTTTGATGCGCAGATAGAGCGCATTGAGGCTTTGCAAGAAGCCAACACCGAGGCAGGAGAAGCGGAGCAGGAGCGCATCACCGAATTGGTGAACAAGAAAGTAATCACCGAGGAGGAGGGAGAGGCACGCAAACGCGCAGCGGAAGCCCAGACCGCAAAGAAGAATGAGGAGCTTGAAAAGAAAAAGCAGCAACTCAAAATCAAGCAAGCGAAATGGGATAAAGCAAACTCGATAGCGCAGGCAACCATCTCAACCGCACTTGCAGTCATGAGTGCTTTGCAGACGCAACCATTTTGGTTAGGTATCGCTATGGCTGCTATTGCAGGGGCTATGGGCGCGGTCCAGATTGCCACCATAGCAGCGACACCCATTCCTGCTTATGCCAAAGGCACGGACTACCACAAAGGAGGCCCGGCAATTGTCGGTGACGGTGGCCGTCAGGAGGTTGTATTGATGGACGGATTTGCATGGTTGACACCTGACAAGCCTACGCTTGTGGATATGCCTAAGGGTACGGAGGTCATTCCGAGCGTGCAGCAATACGAGAATCTTGTCACAGCCCGGGATATGCCGGCAATGGGCGACAAGCAGATAGTAGTGTCCGGCTATAACGACAAGGATATGCGGCGTTGTGTCGGTGAACTTGCCATGCTCATCAAGCAGAACACTAAAGAAAGACGGGCGATAGCCTACCGTCAGGAGTATGAACTATTCAAAGCATCACGTGGATTATGATTACGAAACTTGAACAACTTACAATGTCGCAATTCATAGACCTTGCATGTGGTGATACGAGCGTATTGCTGTACAAGCATGAGATTGTGTCACCAGCCAAGGTCGCAGAATCGGTCAGAAACATTATCTACGAATACCGCTGCATCGTTGACAAAGCGAGTGCCAAGAGCTATCTGTCAGAATGCCACGAGCTGATTAAAGCCAATGCCGGCGTGGTATTGTTCAAGATGTGCCAGAACCTTGTGGCCATCAGAGAATTTGGCCGTGTGCGTGAAATCATGGACGAATACGGTATCAATGCCGGATCCATGTCAGACCAGCGAGTCAAAGCCGAGGTGAAGTCTCGCCTTGAACGTGCCAAGAGCATGGTCGAGAAACTTTCCAAGGAATCGGAGGAATCAAAGCACGATATGTCAGAAATCCGTGCATCGTTCGATGAGCAGACCGCAGCGTTGATGGCTCATTACAAGTTTCAGATTGACACATCAACGATGAGAGCCACTCTATACGCCCAGCTTGTCGCACGGTGCAACCGTGAAGTCAAGGCGCAAATGGCGGCCATGAAGAAAAATAAAATTTCTTGAAACTTTTCTATTGAAAAATTTGTTTAATAGTAGAAAAATTACTACCTTTGCAGTGTCAAATCAAAAACAAATGAAAAGATACAAAGTAAGGGAAGTGATTCGGATGCTTGAAGAAGACGGGTGGCGAATCAAAAGGACAAGAGGAAGTCACCGCCAATTTGTTCATCCCGTAAAGAAAGGAAAAGTGACAGTTAACAAAAAACTAAGTGAAGAACTCGACCAATTTGAGTTAAACAGTATCTGGAAACAGGCAGTGTGGCGTTAAGTCACCCTCCTAATCAACATAAAGGGGGATTCAAATAAGCTAAAACATGGAAAAAATAAAAGTTGCAGTATCATGGACCGGAAACAACTTTTGTTGTGGGTTCGGAATGCCGGGAGTCGGAGCGGTTTTGTCTACAAACAAAACGTTACAAGGACTAAAGGAGGAATTTGAGGACGCGCTTAAATTTCACATTGAGGGCTGTATCGAGGATGGGGATGACATTCCTGCATATCTTGTAAACGGTGAATATGAGATAGAATATGAGCTTAACTCCGCAGCATTGCTGAGAGAGGCCGAGACATTCACCACCATGGCCGCTCTTAGTCGGGTTACAGGTATTAATCAGAAGCAGCTCTCTCATTATGCCAATGGTGTCAAGACTCCGAGAAAAGAACAAAGGCTTCGCATAATCAACGGTCTTCATGAAATTGGCCGTAGAGCTTTGGCTCTTGTATAGAGTATAAGTATGTTTTTGATTTGACAATTCAAACATACGTTTGGGCGCAATCTTCGGGTTGCGCTATTTTTTTATTGTCTGACCGCACTTTTCTGATGTCTGTTAGTAACCACTTGCAAAACCGCAAGGAATCATGTATAACAGACAAAGAAAAAGAAGAGGTCGCAGACCGTCCAGGCTTGACCGGATAGAGCGAAAATGCGATAGGATACTATCAGAGTTGTTAATCCTCCGTCAACGGTTTATGCACCGTCCGGATGAGTTGGATGCCGTAATTGAGCGGATGCACAAGGCGGCCCGGAAACTCAAAGAACAAAGCCGCAGAGAACGTGAAGCCGCGTTGAGAATGTTTCACTCCAAAACAACGGAGTGATGAATATTGACGAACTGGTCGTTAAAAACGCCGGTTGGATTAGACGAAAAGCACACGATTTCTATTCTGACAGCAACGAGGCCGACGACCTCGCAAGCGAGACAATCTTCAGGTGTCTCAACAACGCACACAAGTTCAACACACGGATGAGCTTCAAACCCTGGGCATGCACCATAATGACGAACATCTTCATCACTCAATACAATCGCAGGCAATGCGTGATGTTCACAAGTCTTGATTCCTATCATCCATATCGAGATTCAGACCATGCAGACCAATTGGCAGCAGTCAACCGTATAATGTCGGTCGTTAAGGAATGTTCCATGAAGTCTTGTTGCATCGAGAGTGTGATGCTCTATGCCGATGGTTATTCTCTCGTGGAGATAGCAGATATATTGCATATACCGGTCGGGACTGCCAAGAGTCGCATATCATCGGGGCGTAAGATGCTACGTGATGCACTAAGGTAACTACAGAAGCATCCATATCAAAAACGTTAGCAAATGTTAAGGTGGTAAATTGGTGGATTTCAGATGTAAAATGGTGGTAATTCTGATTGCATTACTTGTTTTGGTGTATTAACTTTACAGTATCAAAACAAACCATAAGTCAAACCAATAAAACCAACCTTGGAGATATGGAGACAAAGAAAAATTTTCGTGCAAGAGTGATGAAGTACGCATGGCAACTCTGGAGAGCCACCAAACAGGCTTGGCGCATCTGCATGATAAAGGCGTGGCAGCTTTACCGGCTTGCAAAGTCGATGAGAGAGGGCGTGGTAACATTCTACTACACCAAAGCCGATGGCTCAATCCGCAAGGCTACCGGCACTCTCAAGAATGTCCCTGCCGGCGCCACCCTCGGCGGAAAGAGAGTGACCAAGCCCTCTTATAAAACAATGGCTTACTTTGACACCGAAAAGAATGCTTTCCGTTGCTTCAAAGTGGAGAACCTTATCTGCGCAATCTGACAAGATTCTCAATAGCTGAATAAAAGTCGCTTTCAGGGCAACTCCGGGCGCATAATCCCAAAACTCAAAGAGTTAACAAGGGTTATGCGCCTTTCTGATTAGCAAGGATTTGAGCGGATTTGTCGAATGAGGGGCGTTTTCGTTTACCTTTGCTGTTGCCACAAACGGCAACAACCACAATGCTCACTAAATACATACTGCATATTGGCGCGACCGATTATCAACTGCAAGATGATGATTTGCGGAATTGGGACCAGATAGAGTGTTCCTACAAACGTTCATCCTATGATGGGGTTGTGCGTTCGTTCACGTCCAAATTCGAGTTTGTGAACCGAGCCTATGAGTTGCTGATGGATGTTTATATGCATGACCGATTCAACGCATCCGCGATTCTGGAGGTGCTGACGATGAACGACAGTTGGGAGTTTGAGAAACAGTTTGAATGTCCGCTCGACTTCTCCTCCATAGAATGGGAGAGCAACACAATACGGATCAATGCCGTTGACAACAGCCTTGCAGCACTCATCAAGGCGAACAAGAGTACGAAGTATGAATTGCAGGTAGGCACACAAGTTCCCACACACGGAAATCTCAGAGTCACACGTCTGCCAATGAAAGAGACCCTGACCTATGGTTTCACGCAAGGCACATCATATGAGGACAGCGAAGACATAACAGTGACATTCAACCAAGGAGAACGTCCATGGGTAGGCAACATCGACAGCGAGGTTGTAATCAATCATGCGGTCTATTGGAAAGATGACCAAGAGGATGAGCCCAACAGTTACATGCTCAAAATCATCAAGGATGTGCAGATCAACTTCTCCTACAAATTTGGGTATCGGAGCAACAAGACAACCAATGCCGTTGACTTTGCATTGTATATCAAGAGAGGTGGGTCAGTAGTGACGGACTATGCATGTGGACATGCAGCCACTTGCGGAATGTACTACCTCGGTTCGTTTCACAGCAAGTCAGAACTGCCCGACACATCACAACCGATACAAGTCGGGGATAAGGATGCGAGATATAATTGCTATGCCTTGATCAATGGCATTGTATTGTTGTGCGTATTCAAAGAGGGAAGGTTTGAATGGGAGGAAACCGGCAAAAGCGAGGATGAATACTTTCTTGTTGAGCAGTCAGGAACCGCGACATTAGACCTCAAAGCAGGAGACGTGGTCTATATTGGCATACAGGGCATGATGTCAACGGTTGCAACTGTCAGATTCACCCATTCGGAGTTTGTGTTTGATTGGATGGCTGTGGGTGATGACACATATGTCGATGTGTGCAAGCCCATGAGCGTAGCCAAGAGCATACTCGGGAGCATGGTGGGGGGCGCGATGAATGTACACGTAGAAATTAGCGAGTATGACCCACGGATAGCCAACACATACATCATGGCAGCCGAGAGTGTCCGAAGTATACCGTCAGCAAAATTGTACACATCATTCAACGAGTTCTGCGATTGGATGGAAACCGTATTTGGATATGTTTACTATATCGGAGACCCACAGCCGTCGAAATATACCGACAAGCGGGATTTTGGGATGATTGTCAAACCTGCCTACACACCGACAGGGCATTATTCGGGCGATATCGATACTTCCAATATCCATTATAATCCGGCTACTGCAAAATTTTTCTATGCTGATGACGGTGGAGGATATTACGACACATGGCAGGGCTGGAGTTTATATAACGCGGACAATGGGCATCCGCGGACTGACACAGTATTTTTTGAGCGGGGTTCGTATCCGGTCATTGCGTGGGTGTTCCCCGAATATTCAGACAACAGTGATTTTGACCCGATAGAATATAATGGAGACACTGAAGAGGCCGGTCCAAATGACAAGACTGTTTATTTCGTTCACCGTTCCGAACTTTTCAGAGACGGGGGAACCCACAGGAGGTTTGACAATTGCCGTGACGTGAAGTACAGTGTAGATTCAGGCTCAATCTATTCATCCGTCACGGTTGGCTACGACAAGAAAGACTATGAAAGTGTGAACGGTCGTGACGAGTTCAACTTCAACAACACCTACACAACCGGATGTGCGGTGACTGACAAAACGCTTTCACTGTTGAGCAAATATCGTGCAGACTGTTACGGCATCGAGTTTGCGATACAGAAGCGGTCAAAAGACACCACCGACACGGCCTCTGACAAGGATGTGTTCTTTGCGCTATGCAAAAGACAGAACCGTCAGTTGATGATTGACCGGGATTGCGAGATACGCAACGGCATATCTGACGCGCTGTTTAACGGAGCATTCTCCCCAATGGCCTGTATAAAGGCGAATGCAGGGTATATCGGACTACAAGCAGATAACCTCAAACTGACATTTGCCTCCTCGACAGGCAATAGCGATATAGAGATAGACGGCGTTCCCATGACTTCGGACCTGACACTCGACACACCGATAGCGAGTGTCGGGTCGATAGAGTTTACAACCGATGATGTTGAGATTGCAGGTGATGAGAACAACATTATTGAGGTTGAGAGCGATGGAGTCCTGTACCGGGGATTCCTGAAAGAGGTAGACATCAAATACGCACGCACCGAAGCAGCCAAATACAAACTCATAGTAAAAGATATAGAGATATGGTAATAAGTCCGTTCACACCATTATTTTTCAACCTGCCCAGGGCTGACGGAATAGAGAGCGACTACATTCAGACATTCGCCCCCACAGACCGGATACTATTGGAGATCATAGCATCAAAGGTAGAGAGTGCACCTTCGGCGTTTTTGATTCCATATCACAAAAGCGGGGAAGACCAGCAAATCCAATTGTCAACGTGGGATATAAACTTCAATACGAGGTTGTATTTCGCTACAATATCACCGTCACCGGGATTGTACAGACTCTGCATCGAAAGTCATGGATGGTGGAGCGAATGTTTCAGAGTGACGGATGATGTCGCAGTTTTGGAGAACACGACACTTATCCAATACTCGATGAAGAACAACCGCCAGCGCAATGACGCGGTTTTTTTCATCGACAAGATGCAGTATTTCTTTGATTGGCGTGTGCATGGAGGATTCAAGGACAGCAACTGGACATTCGGAGTTGAGAGCGACCAATTTGTAACAGCTCACTCGGATATTTCCCAATTGTTCGGACTGGAATCCACGCAAAAGAAATTTACCCTTGGAGGGTCAATGGGTGTACCTGTATGGTTCGGTGAAATGCTCAACCGCGTTCTTGTTTGCTCACACGTCTATTTTGACGGTGTTAAATACACACGCAAGGAATCCAACACGCCTGAAATGAACGTGCAATTGGAGGGCGTGAACTCCTTTGTCTTCACACAGATGCTTCAGCAATCGGTCAATCTCGACCCGGTAATCGAGGAGCGTAACCACCTCATCATGAGGCGTGTCAACAACACGGATTACAGACAATTATCTAACAATAACAATCGTAAAGTTTAACAAGTTATGGCATTTACAAACGATGAAATCCAGAGCATCGTGTCAGCTGTACTTTCGTCACTCCAGACGAACTCAAAGACAATAGACCAGCTCACAGCGGTAACAACGCTGGGCGAAAACGATTGCTTTGAGATAGGAGGAGGAAAGAAAGTGACCTACAAGGTGCTGAGGGGTTTGATAGCGTCATTGTCCTCTGAGGAGCAAAACTCGCTGAAAACCCTCATCAACAAGTGTGAGCTTAAATCGGTGAACATAACCGCCACCGAAAGTTCTGCCACGCTTACCATATCGTCTAATGGTAAAACCATTAGTGCGACTATCCCGATAGCAACAACAAGCGAAGTCGGACTTATGACCGCCACAGACAAAGTCAAGTTGCAGTCGGCATACGACACAGCACAGACAGCCAAGACCGATGCAAAAGCAGCGAGCGACACCGCCAACAAGGCATTGCCGCCGACCATCGGCATAGGTGAGCTTGACACGATGGGGGTGGCGGACGTGCGGGCCATGAAGGAGCTTGTCAGAGCAAACGCCCTGCACACGCGTTATACGGTATGTTTGAACGGCCTGATAGTCGGGACTCTTGACATATTCAGTGACTTCA